GATGTGGTACACCGTTAAAAGTGCACGACGTCTGCTGGACAGACTCGAGGGGACGAAGAACCCTCGAGAGGCTGGTAGCTTGTGGCTCGAATGGCAGTATGGGTGGAAACCCACTGCGCAGACAATTTACGGATGCCTGGAGCAGTTACTGTCTCCAGGCGCCGAATGGCTGCGCGTGCGTGAATACGCATCTGACAAGAGAACCATCAGCGGAAGCGCGACGTTCCCCGGTAAACCCGGTTGGACGCGTCGTGTTCGCATCGATACGAATGATCGATGCGAGATGAATATGGTCTTCGGACCACAGTCTGGCTTCCTACAAGCTATGGGGCGATACACCAGCCTCAACCCCTTATCGATCGCTTACGAGAGGTTTCCTTTCTCGTTCGTGCTCGATTGGGTCGTCGACATCGGCGGTTATCTTCGAAACGTTGAGACTGCTATTATCTATGGCTCCCGCTTCAAATCAGGTTACGTCACCCGTACTATCGCTAGCACGGTTGACGAATCGATTGGAGGCTCGAACCAAGATAACAGTAACACCGTTTCCTGGATTAACTGCTCTGGGACCCAATGGGCTCGTCGAAAGGAGCGGTACCTGGTAACAGCGTACCCTTCCCAACGATTTCCGTCCATTGACCCCCAGTTTGGGACGAGTCGACTTATCTCGGCCGCTTCACTTCTGTCTCAACAAGTTAAATCTTGGGAGCCAGAGCGGATCCGTGTTCCGAGGCGGTAACGTCTCGCTGCTTCCCAGCAGCAAAGGTTCGGCTTAGGCCGGAATTTCTTCCAACCTACTACGAGGTATTCCTCATGTCCGCAGTCACTGCGATCGTTCTCGCTGACGCACAGGCGACCCCTGTGAACCACACTTTCATCCCTCTCGGTCCTGACACGAAAGGTGTCTGGTGGTTCGAGGACCAGAGCGTTGCCGTTCCGGACGGCTTCAATCGCATCAGCATTCAGCTGACGCGAGCTGAAGCCGCCGCGGCCGGTCAAACGACCTCTGGCATGAACCGTGTGAAGATCACTCTTCACGTCCCGACGCTCGAAGTACTGTCGACCAACGAGGCCGGTTACCAACCGGCCCCGAAGGTGGCGTACATCGTGCGAGCCAGTGCAGAATTCATCCTGCCTGGTCGCAGTTCGGAACAGAACCGAAAAGACACGCGGAAGTACATGCAGTTTCTCCTCGCGAACGCCCAGGTGGTGGACGCTGTCGAGAAGTTGATCAACATCTACTAAACGTAGCATAGGAGTTCTCATGCAGCACGGTTCTAATCGTGCACTGGGCGAGGTTTTCTTCGCTCTCTGCAAATCCTTTGATACGCCGCGGTCTCTGGCCTTGTGGTTGATGTTTAAACACGGCGAGCATAAACAACTCGCCGAGATGACTATCAACCCAGGGCAGTACTCCTCCGCCGAGACTCTTAAGGTCGACTACTTCGCCACTAGCTTCTTGTCAAAATACAAGGGGCTTGAGACGGGTATTGATCTTCGAGAAACTGCAATTCAGCAATTCATCTCTGCTGAAGAGAAGTGCATGTCGACAAATCTTTCCCTTCGCGAAGCATCTGTGAACGGCTTCAAAAACCCGTTCACCGGCGCAGTGGTTCACACTGCTACCCGTAAAATAGCTGCTTTGCTTGGGAAGATCCCTGACGACATGTGTTTCGGGAGTGCGGGATGGGGCCCAGGTGCGACGTTCGATATTCCGCGACGTCGTGCCTATGCCGATTTGAAGATGACAGAGCTGCCAATTTCGGTCACTCAGCGCTGCTTGCCTTATGGGCAGGCAGCAATGAAGGCTGACCTTCACTGGTCAGCAGCCGTCCTGAACATTAGCCCTCATGACATTTGCGGGGATTTCTCATTTACACGAGAAGTCTTCGCGATCGTCGACGGGGCTAAGTTCGAAACGGTACCGAAAAACGCGAAGACGGATCGTTCGATCCTTGTCGAGCCTCGTCTTAATGCCTTCCTCCAAAAGGGGGTCGGCGCGAAGATTAGACGTGACCTTCGCAAAGTCGGCGTAGACCTTAATGATCAATCGATTAATCAACGGCTTGCTGGGCTTGCCCACCAAGATTCGTTGTCTACGATCGATCTTAAGGCCGCGTCTGACTCTGTGAGCCGGGAGCTAGTTTTTATGCTGCTCCCGCTGGATTGGGCGTGCTACCTTGATCGCTTGCGATCTTGGTGCTACGTCGATCAAGGGATCCCTACGAAGTTGCATAAGTTCTCCTCTATGGGGAACGGATTCACCTTCGAGCTGGAATCTCTGATCTTTTGGTCTATCACCTCTTCGGTGACGGACCTTCTCGATCCAGGGCGCCCTCTTGCGATCTACGGTGACGACATCATTTGCAGCCGTTCGGTTGCAAGCAATCTCGTCGACGTGCTCAGCGATCTCGGTTTCACCACGAATAAGGAGAAATCCTTTATCGATGGTCGATTCTTTGAAAGCTGCGGCCGCCACTACTTCGATGGTAAAGAAGTAACACCCGTATATCAAAAAGAGGATATCAGCGATGTTCAAGAACATCTTAGGCTTTCTAATCGTCTTCTGCGTGCTGCTGTTCGTCTTTCTGTTTCTGATGGGACCCTTTGGGGGCCTGTTGAAAACGGTTGGCGAACTGCGTTCCGCGGAAGAGATCTCCACTCCGACAACACCTTCTTACCCCTAGGGGCAGAAGGTGATGACGGGTGGCTAGCCACGCACGACATGATTGATTTCGCCCGTGATGTCGATATAAATCACGGGTTCAACTGTCATGTCTGGCGCGAGCATCTCAAGTCCTTCCCAGGACATGAGCCTGCTCTGCTGGCGCTTGCTCTACGTTCTTCAAATGAGCGGACTTCGAGTTTTCTCGGGGTCCTTTCTGCAAAACCGTCTTACGGCGATGTTGCATCGAAGAAACCGACCTTCTCCAAAGGTTGGCGTCGGGTTTTGCCCGACGGTAGCTTTGGGATGAACTGGACGTAAGTTCATCTGGGGCCGCCTTTTGAGCGGATAATGAAAG